GCCCAATCGGGTACATTTTTGAAATTTTCTCCGCGTTAGATAAACGCGATTTGGCGAAGCAAGTAAGGCAAGTAATTGATTACTACGGCCTGGCGATTGGGTCAATCGATGATGTCGGATTTTAAGACAGGAAAACACAAAGATGAAATACAACTCACAACGTAGAAATTTCTACAAGAATGATTTGGAAGTTGCAACGGAGAAAGCCGTTCAAGCATTAGGATTGCTTCAGAATGCAATGATTCATCTTGATGATTTTCGTAAGACGCAATTTGATCCGCAAACTTATTATCGGAACGAAGCATTAGATTTATTGCTTGAGGCGGTTGAGCGCGTTGATGAGGCCGTCAACATTATGATGGACTAATAATTGAATAGATATGGAACCACGTGAAATTGCAGCGTTGCTGAAGCAGATTCGCACACAAGGTATTTGGGATTACCTGCAAGAATCCCCCGATTCGATGGATCAACGTCTGTGGGAAGAGTACGAGGTGGCATTGACCAACTTGGAGGAACTCACGGAGGAGTTGCGCGAATCCCGTTATTTGGCCGAAACCGATTTCTAATTGATGCAACATTTCGCCATGGACCCATTTGATATGGCTAAACGCGCCACACGCGGGTTTGGCTTTGATGAGTTGTATGCCTTTGTCGTCTATTTGCTGACGTGGAATAACGCGCATTCCGAGGTCAAAGAGTTGACAAAAATTTTTGGTGAACCGCGCACAAGATTATCCGAGGCGACCTACGATCAGGCCATCGAAATCAGCACGGCAATCCAATATGACATCAACGCTGCATTAGACATCGCAGTTGAGGTAGTCCAAAGTGAATCGCAGGAATTAGCAGCCACGTTAGAAACCCTTTATTTGTAGAAGTGGCAGAACGCAAACTCATAGAACTGCTCATCGATCCTGAAGCACAGGCATTCGGGGTCGAGGCCATTTCGCTGGTTAAGTACCCTGCCATCGAGCGTAATTTCATCTACTTTTCCAAGCAGGGGAAGAGCCAACTTACGCAGTTGGCAGCCATCGATGAAGAGAAACAAACGCTCATCGGCCCGGCCCTGATTCCTGACAAACATATCCCCCGGTTAGATGAGGGATCCGAAGAGGAATACGATGTCTTTTTCAGCAAAGAGACGGTGCGCCAATGCGCCGAACTTTTCCTGAAAGAGAACCGCGCCAACAGCCACACGTTTGAACATCAGGTTCCCATCGACGGGGTATCCGTGGTGGAATCGTGGCTCGTGGTAAACCCGGAACTCGACAAAGCCAAACACTACGGTCTATCCGTTCCTGAAGGGACGTGGATGGTTCGTGTGCATTGTGCCAACGAGGATATGTGGTCGAAGGTTAAAGAGGGCGAGTTGCGGGGATTCAGCATCGAGGGATACTTCGCTGACAAAATCCTCAAAGCTCAAAAGGAAAACCTTTTCGCCAGGTTGATGAAGACCCTGCGCCAACGTAAGTTCTACGCCGAGGCGACCCTTGCAGACGGCAAAGTGGTAGCCACAGAAGCGGAAAAGTTGGAGCCGGGAGTAGCGGTATTTACGCTTGATGCCGAGGGTATGCCTGTTCCAATGTCGAACGGGAAGTACACCACAAAAGCCGGGGTTGAGCTTGAGGTGTTTGATGGCATCCTTACGGACTACGACGGTGAGGTGCAGGAGGTAATTGAAAGCGAGCCAGCGGAACCAAAACCTGCCTCCGAGAAAGTAGATTTGTGGAAAAAGTATTTCGAGAAACGATACAATCAGATGAAGAAAGTGAAGATGTCCCGCCGACAATTTGCTGCCCTTGCAGACAAGGCCATTATTTGGATTCGGCCGTTAGGCGTGGATGCCCCTGACCAACTATTCTACCCGTTCAAGTATGGTTCGTACGACGAGTACGCACAGGCCGTTCAAGATCGCTGGGACGAGTTGTCGAATCAGTATGGCGAACTTGTGGAAGAAAGCGAGGTGGTCGATTACGAGTACATCCCGGCAGGTTCTGTTGATTCGGGTATGCTCGATGGCATGAGCGAGGATCAGTGGGAGGGGGCCAAAGTGGTGATGGAAATCGCCGATGAGGAAAAGTTGGATTACGAGGTGGTCGAAGAGGTTTTGATGGATGCGGGTGAAAGTTGGCAAGACGCAAAAAATTGGTGGGAGAATAACGTAGTGTATCACGGTCAGATGCGCGATTACATCGCGGAATTGATTGACCAAGGCAGCATCAGCGACGAGCAGTACGATGCGTATTTCAATTACGCTTCATTCGGAAATGACCTGAAGCACGGAGGCGACATCACTGAAATGTTGGCGGACATTGGCGACCCTGAAATTTCCGATGAAGTGAATCGCATGAGCAATGAGCAGGTTGCTATGTGGTATATGGATCAGCAGGGCATCGGCAATCCGAGCGAGTTGGGTGCTGAAGCACTCAAAAATTACTTCGATGAGGATATGTTTGCCCAGGATTTGCGTGATTCATACAGCACGTACGGCACGGGTGAAAACGCAGTTGTCGTCGCACAATGAGTTTATGGGATCGCATCTACCGCACGTGGACGAACAGCCCACTTGAGGAACTGCAAATGATGTTAGATGAGTTTGCCATCGATTATTACTTTGATGACTACATCCAAAATCAGTTGCCCAGCATCCAAGATGCCATCAATCGGCAGGATTGGTTTGCGGTAGAATCCCAAATCCAAGGTCTATTCGGGTTCATCCGGGAGTATGACCTTGACTTATTTTTGCGCGTGTTAGAGGAAGTGAAATACTATAACGGATACTGAAATGAAATACACAATTATTGAGGAGGTAATCAACGAATACCTCGATGGGATGATAAGGGAAGGTTTTTATCTTGATGATATGCCCAATTTGCAAGAAATGATTGATGCCTTATTGGGTGCCGCACGAGATCCCGGAATGACGTATGATGAATGGGTACATGAAATCCGCTACTGGCGATTGACAGCATTTCAAGATGCACGAGGATCGGAAAAAGGTATTATCGACAATATGCTATCTGAAATTCTCACAACGGTAGATGTTGTAGAACGTAGGGGATACTGATAAGCCATGTTCAAGAATAGAATTGATAAATTGCACAGGGAGATTGAAATTCTTTGGAATGCAATCGAACGGGCAGGAGGCAAGGTTGTAGATGTTTCAAACGAATTGGACACAGCAACCCTTTATGTTTCAGGGTTGGATGAGTCAGTATTGGAAGATTTAGTACATCGCACATCCGCTGTGGCTGACTATTATGTGGGCTACGATCCGGAATACGGAATGGTAGAAATAGCGATTTTTGTGTAGGAAAAACGAAATAAAATGGCACGCACACTTTTTAAGCGGCATCGCCGCAACTTCGAGGAAACTGCTCCTGAAGCAACCGCTGAAACCAGCGAGACCACAGAGGAATCTGCCCCGGATTCCCAGTCACAATTTGTTCAACTTTTGGTGGATATGGGGCTATCCGCCGATCAAGCAGAAGCCGTATTTCAAATGGCACAAGATTTAGTAAACGCAGGGGGCGCGTCAGAACCCCAAAAAACTGAAGCATCGCGGATGCGCCGCGCACAACGTATGAGCCGGAAAGGTGGATTCTACGCTTCCCGTGAGCGTTCATTCCGTCGGGAAGGTCTCGCATCGCGTGAGCGGAATTTCAGCCGTGAGGAATTGATGGCACGCCGCGAACGTCGGGCAGCACGCCCCACCCGTGAGCGTGGCTTCAGCTCGCAAGGCCGTACCGATATGTCCGCCCAGGTGATCCGTCGCCAGCGGGCTACGATTGTCGAATTGCGTAAGCAACTCGCACAGATGGGCGCAGCACCCGCCGCCCAAAAACTTTCTCGTCGCCCACAAGGTCGTGTCGCACAGGTTGCGATTCCGCAGGATGGAGACGCAAAGAGCCGGGTATTCGCAGCACTCAAAAATTGGTTGTAAGATGAGTTTTGGAATTAACACCCGTCGTCGGCATTTCGATATTAACCCCGGAACGCCGAGCTACGCAGGGGAACTGAAGTACCCCATTTTGGCAGCAGCAACGAAATCAAACGATACCGTCGCCAAAGGATTTGTGACCGTGATGGAAGGCATCCACTACAAGGCCGTACTTCCATCGTTGACCGTGGCTGACACTCTGCAAGCAGCAGCGTGTGCGTTTGATGACAACGCATCATTGACCATTGGTGAAAAGGTTTTGACGCTGAAAGACCTCATGGTGAATGAGGAAATTTGCCGTAAGACCGTCTATCCGGGATGGCACGGAGCAGCAACTGCTCGGGCCACCACGAATGTGATGACCCCGGAATTTGTCAACTTTACGTTGGCCGAGGTCGCAGCAAAGACCGCTGAAAACATCGAAAATAACCTGTGGAAGGGTGGCGCCGTCTTTGGTGCAGGATTCCTTTCGGGGAACGGAACCTTTGATGCAACGAACTTTGCAAATGGCACATTAAATGGAGCCACGACCGTAGACATTACCGCAATTACGAATGCAAACGCCATCACCCAGTTCAACTTGGTGTACACGAAGGCCGCAACTGATAAGCCGGGTATCTTGTCCAAGCCAGGTTTGGCGTTCTACGTAAACAAAAAAACCTACGCTCTGTACTGCCAGCAACTCGCA